TGGGATTGGTTACAAGACCATTCTATGGGACACCGATTTGACGCTAACGGTTCTAAAGCAGAGCAGTTCGTAGGTCTGTTAGGAGAGAATATGTTTCGTATCGTAAACGACCTGCCGCCAAAGTTTGTAAAGGGATTTGATGGTGGATACGACCTTATCTTTATGGGGCAGAAGACCGATGTGAAGACAATGGGCAGACGTGTTGACCCTAAACCCCACTACGTCAATAACTTCGTAGGCTACCAAAAAGACTTTGATTGTGATTTATATGTATTCTGTAGTATCAATAAGAGTACCAATACCTTTTGGATATGTGGTTACACAGATAAACAAACGCTGCTTACAGAGTCTAACTTCTATGAGAAGGGCGAAAGGAGATACAGAGACGATGGCAGTTACTTTATAAATAAAGCACCTCTGTATGAGATTGAGAATACTAAACTAAATCCTTTGATAATATGAGTGATAAATACTTTTGTGGTGGATGTGATAAGCAGATACCAATAATAATCGGAGTAAATCAATTACATATATGTGATTGTGGGACATTAAACAATATAGGAGATGCAGAATAACGAAGAAGGGGAAGGACAAATAATCTACGACATTGGAGTGAGACTTGCTTGGAAGAAAAAGCGAGGTAACGGATACACAAATATGTATCTTGGCACAAAGGATAGGCCATTCCAATTCGTAACAAGAGCAAGGTCGCTTGACGATATCAATCGTAATCCAGAGATGATAGCGAAGATGATGGCCTTCGTAGGAGCAACAGGTAAGGCAATCTACGATTTCTATGTATGTGAGGAATTCTACAGAAAAGAAATAAGCAGAAGCTTTGCACATAAAGAAGAAGATTACACTAAAGAATTTGGCGAATGACAACGAGAAATTTTATCTATAGGGCTGAAGAGTTAAAAGATTCTCTAACAGAACTCCGCGAGAACGGAGTAAGCAAAGGTGCTTGGACAGGGTTCAACTCTCTGTTTGACAAGTATTCAATGAAATTAGGTAGCACTACCTATATTTATGCAGGGGCGCATCAAGGTAAGTCGCAGTTTGCATTTGAAATGATGATGAACCTATCCCAATACTCTGGATGGAAGTGGGCTGTCTACTCCCCAGAAACGGGTTCACCAACGGAAGTATTCGCAGAGTTCCTATGGGTATACCTGCGTAAGCCGTTCCTTGTGAATGATAAGGTTATGGCTTCAGATGAAGAGAGCCAAAGGGCTATAGAATTTATAAACGAACACTTCTACATTATAGATAGTGGTCTGCAAGACCTTACCGTAGAAGGATTCTATAGCTGTGTAACAAACATAGAAGAAGATTTCGGAGTTAAGATAGAGGGCTGTCTCATAGACCCGTTTACAGAGATTAAAACAGATGTAAGCGTAGGCGTTCGTGATGACATCGCTATCGGACAGGTACTCACAAAGGTGCGTAAGCATTCTGCTGATAACAACTACCACACCCTACTTACCGTACACACTAAACACCAACAACCTAAATACCGCAGTGGTATAGCTTACATTGACAAACCTACTATGAATGATATAGCAGGGGGTATGCAATGGAGTCGTAAGGGAATGATGGTTATAAATATATGGCGGTGTCCATTTGGGTTAGAAGATTTAGATGGCGTACCTTATGAACCGAACCAAGTAGAGATTACTGTTGTGAAAGCAAAACCTAAAATCGTAGGTAAGTTAGGTAAGGTAACGATGTACTACGACAAGGTAAAGAACAGATACTACGAAGTTGATAAGCAGGGCAATCCTGTGTACGCATATCAAAACCCCAATTACGAACCAGAAGAAGTAGTATTGCCTACACCTTCACAAGAAGAATTAGAATTTTGAAAAGTTGGTCAGAAGCCTATAGAAAGAGTTGGTGCGAAATGATTCGTGCCTACCTAAAGTTTAACATCGCCTCCGCAAAGGAGGTTGAGGTTTTAGAATGGAACAAGATGCTAATCAATGGAAAAGAATTTAAAGTAGATGTAACGGACTACACGGGGAATTCCGAGAACTATATATTTCTCAATCCTTCCAACGGCAGAATGGTTATTGAAACAAAGGGTGTACAAAAAATTTATAAGTTTGAAGTAGAACTTACGAAATAATTTTATATATTAGTATTAAATGATTAGTACAAAAGACTTAATTATAAAGACATCGCAGGAGGTAACAGACCTGCTCCTTGAGAAGAATGCTGCCTACGGGGATTCAGCCCTTTACCCCGTAGGTATCTTCTCAAAGGGGAACGCTGTGGATAGCCTATGCGCCCGTATAGACGATAAACTTATGCGTATCAAGTCAAGGGGCATTACCGATGCCACCGAAGACACCGTGCAAGACCTAATAGGATACCTTATCTTATTGAAGATTGCGATACATAACAATAATGAGTTTAGAAAACTACCTTGATAAAAGCTTAAAGCTAAATAAAAACAGATTAGAACACTCGCTAAAGATTGGTCTTGATGGCGAAGCCTTGTTCAAGGAGATAACATCGGCAATAAAATCAGAAGCCGCTGAAGATAAAAAGCATATTGACTTCCACTGGGAAGGTAAAAAAGTAGATGTAAAAGGACTCAAGAAAACCCAGAAACTTGGTTATCTACTTATAGAAATGATTAACGTGTACGGAGGTGCAGGTTGGTGTTCAAAAGACTCTCAAGCAGAGTATATAGCTTTTCAATTTCCAGAAAAGTTTTTAATTTTCAACAAAAATACGCTTCGCAAAAAGGTAATAGACCTTTGTGAAGTATACACGCAACCTTTAAGAAAGAATAGAATTCCTATAGAGGAAGGTTTGTACAAGTGGATAGGTCGCTATAACAGACAAGATGTATTTACTTATGTAAAACTTTCTGATGTAATTGATATAGTAGATTATGAAATCAAGTATTGAAATAGAACTTAACCTACCGAAGCCACCAAGTCTTAACCAATACTATGCGGGTAAGCACTGGGCTATAAGAAAAAAACAAAAAGATGAGTATTCTAAACAATGCAAAGAAGAGTTGGACAAGTTTGACCACTTTACTTTTGAAAGCTATGAAATTCATATTAGCTACAATTCTCGGCACGATGTTGATAATGTTATTCTCGTTTCTAAATTTCTCTCGGATACTCTCGTTAGTCTGGGTATGGTTAAAGACGATGGCAACAAGTATTACAAAAGGCTTAATATCAAGATTGACAAAGACCTTCCAAAAGACACCTTCATCGTAAAATTAAGATGTTATGATTAATCAGAAGAACTATCAGACTTGTAAATTAATTAAGAACAGGATTGACCTATATCTCTATGAGATGGCAAGACTATTCACTAATATAGGTACTGATTCTACAGTAGAGCAGATACAAGATGCTTACAGAAGAGAAAGGGAGTACATTGAATTAATAGCGGAGTTAGACCCTGAAAAAGCAGATAGGCTTCGTTCATCATACTGATATGTTATCTAATAAATACTACGAAGACCTAACAGATGCAGAAGCAAATCTCATACTTGATATATACAGAGTCATTGACGAATTGGTATACTTCGGTGAGCCAGTCACATTGGTTAGATTGGGATTTGAGCTTGGCATAAAGCCAGACGAGCTTTCCGATTATCTTGCTATCATTGTTACTATACTAAATAAAGTAGAGGAAGAATATGCCGAGATACGACAAGGCTCTAATTGAGCGTGAAGCAATATTATCCGTTCAGCAAGGTAAGATAACCAATGAGCTTGGTAAATTCATACTACAGCGGAGTATAGAGGTTGCAAGTTCTGCGTTTGTTACAAGTGGCAATAAGGAGTTAAAGCAAGCCCTAATAGATGCTGCCGTAATGCGTACTTGCGAAAAATTCCTGCATTATTACCAAAGCGGTAAATCTGCCGCAAATCTTGTTATTAGTATTATATACTCAACGATGACTAATAAAATAGTTTCGTTAAACCATAGTGATGTGTACGGTCAAAACATAAAAGGTTACCTCACATTTATAGAGGATGGTAAAGCCGTTACCAAGTTAAAACGGTATATTAAGGATGATTATTTAAGTGAAAAATTATAATGATGGAAATTTATAACGATTGGATTTTAGTTAGTTCTATGGGATTGATGTTTGCATTCCTATTTATTTTTGAACCATACGGATGGGTGATGGAAAGAGTATTGCCGTTTAAGCCATTTAACTGCGTCCTATGCCTTTCTTTCTGGTGTAGCATACTCTTGTATAGTTACCTTGGAGTTAATCCCTTATACGCCATTTATACAGCTTTTATCGCAGAGCTGTCTTACCGAAAGTTAGTTAATGAGTAAGAAAGTGTTAGACGTGTGTTGCGGGCCAAGAGGTATGTGGTTTGACAAAAAAGATGAAAGGACTTTGTATCTTGACAAAAGATGCGAAACACATACTAACGATTACCCAAGCGGAAATAAATCGTTGGTAATCGCTCCAGATATTATTGGAGACTTTACGGATATTAAACAGCCCGATAATTCTTTTTACCTTGTTGTATTTGACCCGCCGCATATTAAGCGTAACGCTCTGGGTGAAATCACAAAGAGATATGGTAATCTTGAGGGAGATTGGAAAGAGATGATACGACAAGGATTTAGAGAGTGTTTCCGAGTTCTAAAGCCTAACGGTACCCTTATATTTAAGTGGAACGAAGTGCAATTTCCTATAAAAGATATATTAGAACTTACTGATGAGAAGCCTTTATTCGGACATAAGAGCGGTAAAAAAATGCAGACTCACGGGGTGACGTTTATAAAGGATGAGTAAAGAGAAAAATGTAAATTATAACAGTGGTTGGCTCTTCCTTTATTGGGACGAGCCTCTTTTTTCTAACTCTAATATTAACGACAATGCCGATACCAGTTCCCAATCTAAAGGAAACAAGACCAGAATTCACAAATAGATGTATGAGCAACGAATCAATGATGGATGAATACCCTGAAACATCCCAACGATTAGCAGTATGTTACACATCGTGGACATCGGAGATTAAAAAAGTAAAATAATGGAAGGACTAACAAGAGCATTCCATATGTTCTTTGAGTATAGCGAGTTTAACTCACCCGATGAGATAGACAGCTATATAAATATGGATGTATCATTTCTGAATAAACTATCCAAAGCTCGTGAGCTTGCCGCTATAGGATTTAAAATTACAAGCGGATATAGAAGCGATGCTCACAACACAAAGGTAGGTGGCGTACCCTCAAGCAGCCACACAATTGGTAGAGCCGTAGATATCTATGCTCCTACCTCAACACAAAAATATATTATTATTAACGCTCTTCTCCAAGTAGGGTTTAATCGTATCGGTGTAGCAAAGAACTTTATACACGTTGATGATGACCCAAGCAAAAGTGAAGATGTAATCTGGACCTACTAATGAAAAATGATTTTGATGTAAGCGATTCGTTCGCTGACTTCGTAGACGAAATGACTAATGATGATAAAAACGATAACGCTCAATGCTCCATTGATAATCCAGAGTGTGAGGCGTGTGGTAGCTGATTATGAAAAATCCAATAACAAAACTATTTACAGGGGGTGCGAAGGAAGCTGTGGAAGCAGTTGCCAATGTGGTAGATAGATTCGTAACTACACCCGAAGAGAAAGAAGCTGTGCGTCAAAGCATAGAAGAAGAAATCACCAAGCGTTGGCAGGCCGATAGCCTTACCGATTCTTGGTTGAGTAAGAACGTTAGACCACTAACCCTTGCAACCGTTATGATATTCCTTGTACTTATGACCTTCTTTGAAGGCTTTGGTATTAGTAGTGTTAACGAAAGATGGATTGGGTTATGGGAGCTGGTAAGCGTAACAGTGATAGGCGGTTATTTTGCTGTTCGTTCAGTTGATAAAAGGACAAAAATCAAGTAATGGATACAGGCTTTGTATACAAGTGGTATGATACATCCAATGATATGTATTACATAGGTAGTCATAAGGGATGTATTGATGACGGGTATACAGGAAGCGGTACTTATTTTTTAAAAGCTTATAACAAAAGAAAGAAATCTTTTATTAGAGATATACTCTATATAGGTGAACACTATAGGCTTTACGAAGAAACAATACTTGAATATCTTGATGCTCAACAAGATTCTAATTCATACAATCTAATTAATAAGGCCTCTGGAGGAGGTCATTTTAAAGGTTTAAATCTAACAGAAAAACACAAGAAAAACATATCAATAGGAATTAGCGGAAAAAACAATCCTAATGCTGATGGCAAAGCAAGTATGAAGCCAGTTTATTCTGAAGTAGATAATCTTTATTTTAAATCAAGGAATCACGCAGCTAATTACTACGGTATAAGTGGACCTTATTGTGGAAATATGATAAATGGCAAAAAGAAAAATAAATACAAACTCAAGTACATATCAAAAGAAGAATACAAAAGAGAACAAAGATAAAGTAAGTTGGTGCGAATATGAACCAATAGAATGTACCTGTAACGGTACTTGTAATAAGAAGGGGGGACGTTAATCGTTCCCCTTTTCTTTTTGGGATTCTTTGTATCCCTTCTCATACTCAACGTGCATCTCAAGAATATAAATTCTATCCTCTATGTCGTTGATTACAATAATCTTTTTATCAAGCCTTTCGTGTACGGTATGTAGCTCCATCTTTAGAGATGAGAACTCTGCATAGATACCACCCGCTGCAAACACTGCCGCAACAAGCCATATCAACATAGACCAATTTTCTTTTATAAAGGATTTACTTTCTTCCGCCATCGCGCTTATTCATAAAGTACCACTTCTGTGCGGTGTAACCTATGGATGCTAAAAGCAGTAATATCTTGAGGGTGTTCTCCAAGTTAGAGAATGACAGTGCCATTGTAGACGAATTGATTAAAAGAACTTTCAAGTCTGTAGTATCCATTACGGGTTGTAGCTTACTCCTCCGTCTTCGCAGGACTTATATATGATACCATCTTGAGGGTAGAACACATCACCTTGGTAGGTATCCTCTTCATCAAATAAGTCATTGTCGCAACCATCGGCAGTAGCGATTGCTTTAATTGCCGCATTGTCAAGGATATAGTTAGTGATACGTTTGTTGATATAAGATAGTTTACTATCAACAGTAGTAGATATGGTGTCAAGGATGTATTGGTCTTGCTTCTGCTCCTCCGCTTTAGTTGTTGCAGTTGCAGTGCGTAATATAGAAATAGCTGCTTTCGCAGAGTACATAGCCAAGGTATACTTTACCAGCTTAAACAAACCCTGTTCTGCTACATTTAATGTTTCTGCTAATACTTTAGTCTCAATATCTTCATAGAGACAAGTACCTAATAAGTCTTGTATTGATGTGTATTGCTCCAATTGGATTAATGCCAATAAAGCACCTCTGTCCATACGCTTCGGTAAAGGGAAGTTTTGGTACAGGTAGTTATCGTCTATGAATATTACGTCAACCATTATTATACGTCTTCAGTGTTAGCACCTTTAATACTCTCCAAGTTGATTGGTTCCTCAACAACAGATAGATTCATTTGGTCATAACCTACAGTAGCAAAGATTCTGTTTACAGAGTCTAAAAGAATTTCTCTATTAGGTAGCGTTTCAGTCGCTCTAAATATTTGGTAAGCCGTAACAAGTTCGTTACCTGTGCCTCCCAATTTACCACTAACCATAACACCAAATAGAGTAGGAGAAGTAACGTTGTGGGCTGTAAGTATTTTGGCATCATTAAGTTTTGATAAAACGTCTACCGTCTTGTCTAAATTGGAAACGTCTAATGGCTCAAACTTCGGAGCATCCTCCTCTTGCTTCACCCAAGAGACAATAAAGTTATCTGCGTCAGCTCCTGTAAAGGACTCCTTGAACTTGTTGTACTCCTCACGCTTCTGCTCTGCACTCATATTTCTACCAATGAAGGTAGCCAATACTCTTGGCGTAAAGCCGTTCTCCGCAGAGTTCTTAATGTGCTTACCAAAGCTGAAGTCAGACTCAATATAATGGAACGCAGAGATGTAGCTGGGTACACCATAATATGGGTTGCCACTATAAGGGTTACCTACATAAAGGACCGCTTCAGTACCACTCTTATCAAACTTATTAAATGCCTTAATCTTACGAGGCTCATTGTGCTGTACAGAATTAGAGCCATAGCCGAAACTTCTACGGACGATGTAGTGTGTTACCTCACCTTTATCATTTGGCTCCGCTACACGCACTCCTTTAGGGTCTAAAGACTTAAATTCAAGTATCTTTGTACGCCCCTTATTCCAACGCACATAAAATGCTAATGCACCCTTATGCTCGTATTGGAATGATGCGTGAGTTAGTACCTCGTACAATCCTTTGTTGTTACCACCACAGTGGTTAACGAAAGCCTTTAGTTCTGCTTTAGCCTTATTGGTTTTAGCAAAGTCATCAGTGTAGTCAATGTCGTTACCAACTACCATCTTTGCCTTCTTGGTTAAGATACCACTATGCACAGGAGATTGGCGTAACATCTTCTCAAGAATAACTGGGAAGTCATCGTTAACACCGAACTTAATGTAGTCACCTACAAGAGTATGTCCTAATTTGTAACGACCATTAAGGTCTTCAATAGAGTTCTCTAACTCGTTTGTTGCGATAGAATGCTCTGTAGCTTGCACATAAGTGTTAGATGCAAAGAATTCTGATATATTAGATAGTAGTCCCATTGTATTAATTTACAATTTATAGGTCAGTAAACCTCACGGTAGAGCCATAAATACCTGTACCCGTTTGAGTAACTGTATAATCTTGCACCTCTGTAAGATACTTGTAGCTGTCACCACTGTTTGTTATGGTAAGCTCGTACTCGCCACCTTCAATATCGTTAGATAAAAGGTCTATGTTAATCTGAATGAAGTCCTTACAGGAGTCAAGGTTGTTAAGGTCAGTAAGGTTGGTAATCGTTAGACTACCAGTACCTACCACCTTATCCAATGTAACGTCAAAGCTGTTTACCGTGAAGGATGAGAGCTTGACGAAAGATAGAGTATTTACTACTCCTGTCTTCAGTCTTTTCATTAATGATTAATTATAGTTCAGCAGGTGTGTTCTCTGCAATAAAGGTACGTACTTCTGCGTTGGTGTATACGGTGTAGTTAGGTGCTGACTGACCATCGCCTAAAGCGATAAGGGCAGACACTTCGCTGTCTAACCAAGATGCTTCCATCTCGTATACTACAACATCAGCTACGCTAACGGGGCTACCGAATAGTCCGCTGTTGCGCTCACCAAATTGTTCCCAAGTAGGGTGGTGATTTGTCGTAGACTCTACCTCACCTTCTTCGTTGTAGGTGTTCTCTGTCCAATCGTAGCGAGTGATAGCAGCAGGTAGTTCGTTGGTGATGTCTGAAGCAGGTACGCTAATGTAAATGTTTCCTTTCATTTTATTTATTTGTAAGTGTTCTTTCCAGAGTTATAGTTTTGTAGAACTTCAGCGGCGGTCAATGCGCGGTTATAGATGCGCGGTTGGGCGATTTGGTCTTTGTAGGTTCTTGATGCTCCAGCCGTATCGGTTCCAATTCTTTTGGAATAAGTATTGGTTTTACTTGTTGCACTCGCCGCCGCTTGAACAACAAAAGAGCCGTTTAAGTAGATGTTTATGTTTGTCCCATCATAAACACCGACAACGTGCGACCAATCGCCTTCACTTGAGCCGCTTGCCACTATTAAAGTGGAATCGTATCTAAACGTATAATTCAAAGATGAATCAATATAAAGTGAAGATGTTGAACCGCTTGAAACATTATCGCCAAGCGTTAACAATACATTGTAAATGCTTCCGCTTGATATATACTTTGCTTTAGACCAAACCTCAAGGCTAAACGAACCCGTCCCAAAATCTAACGACTCATTATCGTGAACCTCTGCCCAGCTATTCCCGTCAAGATTTAGCGCGCCTTGTTTCCGCACGTTTTCAAATAGATTCACGCCCGTGATATCGCGGCCCGTTGTTAAGCCTTGGGGGAGTAATACTTCCGAGGTAATACTTGTGGTCGTTGGTGTTGTTACATATGGTTTAGATGTTGAAACACTCGCGCCCCAAAACACATTAGAACCCGTCGCAGTTGCCGAAATAGATGTTCCGTTACTTGATATGGCGGGCCAAATCGCAAAGCGTTCACTTGACGCGTTAGCCGCAACATTTACCAATATGCGCCACCAATCCGAATTTACATCTTCAATTTCTACGCTATTATAACTACCACCACCACCCGAGGTGCTAACATAAGTTCCGTTATAATTGTCAAAAATTATGTATTGGCTATCGGTGTCAAATTGAAAACCGCAATAATGAGAAACGGCACTTGTGGCCTTTTTAACATAGATTCCAGCATAGTAACTTGTTCCGCCCGTAGTGGTTGGGTTTGCTTGAATTTTAGCATAAGCACTTGTTGAAGAGTCCGTAAGCGTTGCGGCTTGTGTTAGTCCGTTAGGCGCAACATCGGTGTTTGAAGTTACCGTAATGGTGTCTTGTGTATAAACCCCCGTTCTTTGTAGTTGCTCACTAAACCCTAACAAGTTACTCCCCTTATTCCAATCAATAACCGCCGTTTGGCTGACGGGTGCGCCGATTCCGTGCGTATACGTTGCGCCGCTAATGGTGCCGTGGTTTCCGTTTCCGCTCCCATCGTACGCCGTCGTTCCCGCGCCTTCTTGCATTGGTAGCCATAACTTTAAAGCGGTGTTATCCACGCCAGTAGGCACCACCTTCTCGGGGTTGTTGTATAGGTCGGCCACTTGTGCGGCGGTTAAAGCGGTGTTGAATAGTTTAAAGCCAGCGATTTGGCCGTCAAAGAATCTCGCACCCGTTTGTGCGCCAATCGTTAAAGCGTTTGAATCGTAGGCAATAGCCGTATCGGAATAGGTACCGCTTGTTGCTACTTCAATTCCGTTTATATATGCTTTCCAAGTGTCTGCGTTTAGGTCAATGGTCGTAACCATTTGATTCCATTCTTGCGGCTTAAAGTCAGCGTTTGGCACTTGTAAGTTTCTCCACCCGCTTGATTGATGGCGGTAATAGTAGTATATATTTCCACCATTAAAAGCCAAAATCATTCCACGTTCAGCGAATGAAAAAGCATCGTCCCTTGTACCCGACCAAGTGGCAAAATCCGTTTTTACATTCGTTACAAAAGTTACGCTCGTTGTGCTTAAAGAACTGGTCAACGCCGTTGGCATTGTTAGAATGTCATTCACCCCATCAAAAGAAAGGGCCTTCCCGCTGTAAAGTTTAGCACGATTAAAAGCCTTCGGAGAAGCATCGTTACCCCTTGGGTTTATAGGTTTGTTTGTATTGCTAAATCCTACAGCCATTATTCTAATTCTTCAGTTGGTTCTGGAAAGTAATCAGGATGCAGACTCTTACAAGTCTCTGTCCACTCACGAATAGCAGAACTGCTACCGAATGTATGGACACCGATAGGCGCACACCATATCATATTGCTATCCCAAGACTCTACAGGCTCACCATTCCATAGAACATCTACACAATAGTTATCGGATAGTACAGGAGCGGTTAGTTCTTCTCCTTCATCATCGTATGTCCCTTCGGTTACTACGATATGCCCAAGTCTTACGATTGAGTGGTTGTGGTTAGGTACAACATCTCCTTCGGGTGTTGTTTCAGTTCCTAAAGCGTTAATCTTTGCACTTGCGGCAGCCTTGCTACCGAATTCGTACTTGCGTAATTTTCTCATATTAGATTGTTGTTAGTGCTGCTAATTCTTCGTTTGATAGTCGTGTCTTGAATAGTAGGGCTTGTTTGATTGGACTTTCTGCATTGAAAGTATTATCTCCACGACCAAAGTTGATTTTATTTGTAGATGGAATACTACTGCTTGAATCAGTACCTATTTGTATCCCATTAATATACATTACAACATCATTCTCTGCGTATGCTACTGCTAACTTAAAAGGTTCACCAGCAGTTAATATACTTCCCGTCTGTATATCAAACTGAACAACATTAGAGACATTACAAGCCGTTCTTAATTTAGTTCCGTTAGATGGATTAAAAATTTCAATTTTGTTTGCCGTACCACCATCGCTAATAGTTAAAAATCGTCTATTGTAAGGGGCGGTACCTTCAATAAAACCTTCAATAAACAAGGTACCCTCACTCTGCCCAATGATATCGGTTGCGCTTGAGACATAACCAATATCCACATTCCTCGTTACACTCGTACCATAGGTAGGTATGTAGGATGTTGCGTAGCTTCCTGCTTCCATTTGGATACCATAAATTTGACAAGTAACTGAACTATTTAATGGCTCATTAGCTAATCCTCTACGCAAACCAATATCAACATATACCGAACCTGCCGTTGCAAGGTTTTCAGTTATTTCAAATCTCTGCCATTCAGTAGTAAGATTACAGGTCGTGTATAAATAGCCTCCTGCTCCTCTTGCAATAATCTTATCAGTTCCGCTTGATACTTTAGCCCAAAAAGACAATGTATAGTCACCTGCTGCTTGAGCTCCAATCCCTTCCGATATATTGCTTTGGTCACCACTTGATGTACCTGCACCTGTATTAAATGTTATTTCATAAGCATTATTTAATCCCTCTGGAGATTCTTCACCAAAAGTAAGAACAGGAACAACTCCTGTTCCAAAACCATTTTTATCCCAATCACTACTGCCTATGTATTCACTATTAGGAAGCAGATTCGTTCTCTGCGGCTCTAACAGGAGCGCAGGACACGAACTATCCGTATAATCTAATCTTGGTACATTGTCTGTAATACCTCCCTCTACGGCAGCAGTAGTCGTTTCTATATAGTCTCTTGCTACAAGTCCCTGCTCAAGTTGGGCATCTTGGATGTAGATAGTATCTCCTGTTGAACCTAAAACACCATTGGAATCAGCAGGGAAAATTCTAACTTGGTTTGTGCTTCTTGTGTAGATAATACTACATCTATACCAACCTCCACCAATGTCCTCTATATCCCCATTAATAGCATTGTTGTTTACATTATTTCCTACAACGCCATTTCCTAAATCAAAAAACACATAAGGCTTGTCAGTTGATACCGAATCAATGTATAAAGCAACCCAATCAGTATTACCTGCCTTTGCATAAACACTAAAGGTTTGAACACCACTTGCAGATACATCTTGTCTAACTGAACCACTTCCTGCATCAATAGTAACTAACCAAGCATTACTTGAACCATCATATCCGCTTTGCCCACCTGTAATACTTGAGCTTGGATTTGTCCAAGTAGTATCAAAACTATTACTCTGCAAGAGCAGGTTTTGAGTCTCCTTCTCTATATTACCATCTGCATTAACCCTTGTTGCAGCAGTTGACCTTGAGAAAGTAAAATCACCATCTCCATTAACAGGCTTTTGGCTATACACCTTGCTTGTCTTTGTTCCTGAAGGAATGAGTACAAGACTCGCTTTATCGTAAATTGAACTCATATTATAAAGTTGTTAAAGATGCTAATTCAGTAGCGGTTAGTTTAGTGGGAAACCAAGAGAAATCCGCAACTTTTGAGCCGTTTGTAGGAGGCAAAATATCAAAATCAGTAACACCTAAATCAAAACCATTAAGTGTGTAAGTCAATGTACCATTAATATATACTAATGTGCTATCCGCATCATATGCAACACCAATCTTAAATTCAGTATCTCCATCTAATGTTGTTCCTTGATTAAAGTTCGTAGCACCTGCAATGTTTGAAAACAATCTTAAAGTGCCGTTGCTAAAATAGGTAGCCATCCTGTTATTGGAATCAATTCTAAAATCATATATCTTGCCACCGCCACCTGTATAGGCATTATATGGTTTGTAATGAAAAACAAAAGAACCTTTATTAGAGCCAATCAATCCGTTTGTCTGAATACCTGTTATACTAACTGCATCATTAGACCTCGTTTGACTTGTCCCATAGGTAGGGATATATGAGGTAGGGTAGGATGCAGAAGCCTCAACTTGAGCTCCGTAAACATATGTCGTTAAAGATATGTCATCAAAAACTGGTGCTGATGTTTCC